CCCCTATGCCTTTCGGTTTAGTCTTTTGTACAATAATCTTGACTTCGTTTCCTTGATAAGGGTTTCCATCTTTAGAAACTCCAAAAGGTGGTCTCCATACGCAAATCATTTGCTCTCCCTTTCTAAAGGATGTTTCGCCACCATCTATAAATCTTGGGTCTGCTGGAGGATAATATTTAATTCCTGTTGCATCATCTATAACCTTTGCACCTGTTTCCCTTGCTATGTGCATAATAATTGTATGATGGTAATTGTATTCCCTTGCATACATTCTTATTTTGCCTAATACCCGAGCCATATACATATCCCTTTGTTCGCCTTTTAAATCGTGCTTTACTTCATTAAAAGGGTCAGTAGTAACTGTATCAAATTTAACTCCGTATTTCTCAACTGCTTCGTGAAAGTCATCTAAAGTAATATCTTTTACTCCTAAATCCATAATGTAAAAATATTGACTAACCTCTAAACCGTACCTATACATTTCTTGTTTAGTAAGTCTTTGTAGCTTATTACCATCCAAATCAAAGAATGGCTTACCTGCCCACTTATGTATTATCTCTGCAAATATTTCTGCTGGAGTTCCAGTCTCGGGACTAAAGATTAAATGCTTCCAACCTTTACTTTTTGATAAGTTAATTAAACACTCCCACCAAAATTCCGATTTACCTGATGCAGGAGTTCCGTAAATGTAAGAAGTAGCACCTTTTTTAAAGGATATTAGCTTATCAACATCCTGGAATCCTATTGTTTCGCCTTTAATTAATCCTGTATCGTAAAGCGAATCTAATTCGCCTTGTACATCGCTATATTGTTTTATAAAGTCCATTAGTAGGTGTTTAGTTTTTTAATTGGGATTAAGACTGCTTTAGAAGTATTATTATCGCCCATCTCTTTAATGTTATTAGCAATAAATTCTATCCTACAAATATCTTTTAATTTTTCTAATTCTATAATAATAATGATTTTATCTTCTATTTTGCCTGATAGAATAAAACACCACCATTCAGCTTGAGAAGTTGCTATTCCTGAAGGCTTACCTCTTGATTCGTATTCGACTGCTAAATTTCCTGTACTAAAAGCTATTTTATCTCTTTTAACTTCTACTTTTTTATTAGTAAATATTTCTGCTAATAATTTTTCGCCTAAAATTCCAAACTCCAGGTCAAACTTAAAATCGTTGTTATGTTCCATTAGTAGTAAAATGTAGGAATAATAGGTGCTTGTACTTTCTTTTTATTTTCTTCTTTAAACCAATTATTTAGCATAGCGTTTTTCCAATTAACTACCTGGTTGCCTTTGCTATTTTTCCAGCCTAAATTATTATAATAATGGTATGCCTTATTTGCTACTTCTCTTGAATAACCATTTTCTTCAAAGTAATTTAAAACATCCTCAACAATAGGAGGAATAAATTTACTTATATCTTTACTTTCTTTTACTTTCCTTTCCTTTACTTTACTTTCCTTTATAGCATTGCCATCGCATTGCGTTCGCATTGCGTTCGCATCGGAGTCGCATTGCGTTTCTATATTAACCGCATTTTCAACTCTTTTTTCCCATCTTTTGCTTGCAGACTGTTTAGCTTTAGTTACTTTATCATTCCTTTCATCTAACCTTTTTTGTATACTATTGCTACTAACATACCCATCTTTTACTATAAATAAATCAAAATCATTAATGACCGATTTTATCAATTCAGTTGTACATCTATAATCGTAAGCAAGTAAAGCTGGATTGTCTTCTAATTTGTTATTGTTGTGGTATAAATCTTCTACTAAAGACCAGTAGATACCATAGCCAAGCATACCTTGAGTAGCTATCAGCTTTTTAATTTTTATATCGCTCCTGGCGGTATAATCGTGCGAAAAATAAAATGTATTCATATTTAAAAAAAAGAAACCCATCGGTAGTAAGTTTCGACGGGTTCCAGGTTAGTTGAGATTAACCATTTGATAATATTTAACTTGCTTACTACTTCAAATTAAATATCTTAATACATTGCAAATATAACTATTTTCTTCGTAATTTAAAGTATTTTTCTAATCTTAATGTTAGGGCAAATTTGCTTATTCCGTACTTATCAGCATAGTGTTGCATACTTAATCCATTGTCCAGGTAATCTGCTAAAAATATAGGAAATATCTTATCTGCCTTAACCGTTACCTTTTTAATATGGTTATGCTTTGTTTTAATACCTCTTAGCTTAAAAGTCTTTCTAATATGCCTTAAAGATATATTATACTTTTTACTTAGGTCTTCAATGGTTATGTTATTCGTTTGATAATCTTCTATATAATCCATCTTATTTTTATTTAAAATACTAACGCTACGGGTTAGTACTTGGGTGTAATCTTCTGCTAAAATTGTTAAACTTTCCCCTAAAATAGTTCGCAGACACCTCTTATCTTTACCGCAAAAAGAACGCTTGTAGCAGCAGTAATTTCTTTAATTAAAACGGTAAACTATCTTCAGATGTAATTACATTTGTAGCCACATCTAACTTACCTACTCCCCAAACTACCTTACCATTACCCATATAAGTTTTAGGTGCTTTAGCATCTCTTTCTTCTTTAGACTGGTTTAAAGTGATTGAAACATTGTTCCCAAACTTATCGTTTTTGTCATCAACAATGATAGATAAATTTAAATACTTGTCTTTGATTAACTTTGTTCTGTCAATCTTTGTTACATCAATAGATGCGTTGATAATTGTTGCCATTTTATTTTTTTTAAAGGGTTATAATTCTTGTTCCAATTCTTGCCTGTATCTCGGCATCGTATTTTTGAAGCCAGGTCCTACAAAGTTCAACTCTTTCGATAATCTCTTGCTCAATAGAAATATCTCGTTTAAACTCGTAAGATACCCAGCGTTCAAAGTCTTCTAAATGTGAATAGCTTACTTTTGTTCCGTAATTAGCAGCAGCAGGTGTATCGCCTAAATAATAGAATAGCGTAGCAAACTCTTTATTACATAACATCATATAACCTCGCAACTGCCATTCGTAATCCGTGTTTAACTCTAAAGCTGAATCTAATAATGTCTTTCTATTCCAGGCACATTTAGTGTCAATTATAGAATTTTCAAGGATTACATCCGGAGTTCCAACTAACCATTCATTAGCGTAAATATCTTCATTCTTATAGGCTTTAATACCACCGTATAAAACTTTAGATGCAAAGTCAATAGCTTCGTTTTCTAATAAAATACCTTTGGTTAAATATTTTGATGATAGTTCTTCTTTGTCTCCAGCATAGCATTCTTTAAGATAAGTTATGCAAGTTTGCGACAATTCGCCTGGCTTCTTTGACTTGCTCATTAGTTTCCCCAATGATGAAGGTCTTGCTTTAAAGTATTTCATTTGGCTTAACAGTTAAAAGTCTTAAAGTCTCTGCATTCATTGAATATCTCTCTTGAATTGCAGTTAAATTCTTTGCATCTTTTAGATAACCAGCTCTGCATTTGTCAAATAATTCAGTACCTACTTTTAATATTGGCTTTGCTAATTTCTCTTCTACCATCTTGACTGCATCGTGCATATTGGTAGCGTCTGCATCTTTTGTATCATCCAAAAGAAAAATTGCTGAAAGTACATACTTTCGTGCATATGAACTTGAACTACCGAACGACTGTGCTATATCCATTCCTTTACGATTAGGGTCTATACCAGCAGAAGCATAAGATATAAAAGTTTGACCATCTTTGTCCGTTAATACAACAGAACTTTCGCAGAATATTAATCCGCCTATTTCTTTAATAGCATCCGATATTATCATAGTACATCCGTACTTAAGTAATAAAGGTTTAACGGCTTCCAATATATCTTCCGTAGAACGATACTTGTATTTCCCGAAGGAATTAAATTGATTTTTAGGTGCTTTTAGCTCCGATTGAATTTTTAATAGTGACATAGTTTTCTTGTTTTGGTTTTTAAAGATACTAATTATTTAATTAAATTTAAGTAATTATTTTTAATTATTTGCTTCGATAAATGAAGTTCGTAATCGTTTGTAACTCTTTGTATTTCAGCTTCTTTGACTTTATTTATAAGATACATAGCCTGGACTGTTTTGCAGTAGTTACCATCTTCTAATGTTTGCCTATAAAGCCTTTTTAACTTATCCAACTTACTTTCCTTCGGTGGATTTGCTATGAATTTGTGTACTGTTATAATGCTCATTATCGTGGTCTACAAATATCATACAATGTATTAGCAAAAGTAGATTGACAAGCCAGCACTGGTTGTTTTAAGATTGCTAAAATCAATTCTTCGTAATTCTCGTTAATAAACTCCTCGACATCCTGTGTAAAGTAAATAGGATTCTCTGCCTGTTCGATAGAAGTAGGGTCTAATTCTATTTTAACTTGACCTCTTGAGATATCGTAGTTTTCTAATACCCAAAAGCGTAGGTCTGCTTGTTTGAATCTATGGTGGTAAATAATAAAACCATCTGTGTATTCTGTGTAATAGGTGTTTTGGAAATCTACTTCTACTATGTTAATATCTTGAATAATTGGGTTTTTTAACTTTTTCATTTTTTGCGAGTTATGGTTAAACAATTTTTGGTTAATTCTTTGCAAGAGTAAGCCTTGCCGTTATAAGTTTTGTAATACGATAATAAGGCTCGGATTCGGTTGCCTTCTCGTTTATCTACTTGCATTGTCTCCCCAATGCTAAGTGATTTAATTGCTGCTGCTTGTTGTTTTTGGTAAATCATCTAATAATTGTAAGGCTCTTTTAAATACTTGGATTCTTGCGTGTACTTGTCTTGACTTGTAAGGGTCTTTCTGTACACTTGGTAGCTGATTAGTTAGCTTGTTAATTGCATCTTTTAAGCCTTGCTCAAACGATTGCTCTTGTGGATAGTTTATCATTGCTTTTGTTTTGGTTTAACAAATATCTTAATTAAGATTATAAATACAAGCATTATTTTACATAAAGCCATAAATAAATCATAACTCGCTGATAATCAAAGAGAATAATTTTAAAGTTTTTTTAGGATAAGGTAAACAACCACTCCAATACCTAATATTAAGAGTAAAGTGTTATTTCCTTTTGGCTTCTCTTCTTGAATGGTGGTTTTATCCACCTTTATAGCCTTGTTTTCTTTCTTATCGATTTTAAGGCTTTGTAAGCGTTTACGCTCCTTGATATGCCTCTTTATATGGATTGCCTTTAGTTTGTACTTGTAATCGCCTCTAATAGCTTCTAAAGGTGTAACCTGATGGTTTACCAATGTATCAAATACATAAGCTATTTCTTCGGTAGTTTCAATATCACTTGAATCGGTAGCTAATTCGACTTTTTGAACGATAGTTATAACAGAATCCACTTTTGTAGTTTCTACCAGCTTTTTAGACTTACAAGAAGAAGATAGTAAAATTACTACCAATAGAATTATTACGCTTTTGGACTCCATAATTTAATTAGTTTCTTTTGTCTTTCTAAACGGCAGTCAGCCTTACATTTTGAGCAATATACTTTACTACCTGAAGATATGTATTCAGCTTTACAGCACTCGGAAATAGTCAAAGGGTTTACCTGCTCTATTTCTTGTATTACTTCTATATTTAAGTCTTCGCTTATTTCTTTTGATTTCTTTGCCATAATCTAAACTAACATTAAGTTCCTTTCGCAAATTTAACCAAAATAAAGTAATATTCCTACTTACCGCTTTCATACTCTATCTCCCTTTGTAGGCATTCAATAGCTTTTTTTAAGTCCTGGACCAATAAATCCTTCTTACCTGCTCTTAAAATATATTTAATAGCATTACCTTTCATAAAGGATAAATTATAAGCATTTGCAATATCAATCACATCCACAGGAACTCCTTTAATCTCAACTTTGTAGTATTTAGGCTTTGTAATAATATCAGCAATTTGATTACCAGTTAATTCAACAGGTTTAAATTGGTGTTTTACGCTGCAATTAGTACATACTTCTGTACATTCGCAATTTTCTAAATGATTAATTTCTTCGATACTTTTCATTTTGTTTTTCTTTTAGTTTTTGTTTATTGGTTTCATTTATTAATTCTCTTCGTACTATTTCTATTTCTTTGTATAATTCTTTTAATCTTTCTACTAATATCTCACTCTTCGTCTTGTTCATAATCTAAAAAATCTAACCTGGTATCTATCATTTTAATTAATCGTGCCTGTGTTAAGGTCTTATAACTTGGGAATAAAAGTAGTGATTTCTCTTCTAATTCAAAAAGAAAATAGACAAAGAATTTTAGTTCCTCTAAAATCTCTCCATCAGTCATATCAAAAACTTCTTCTTCCTTATTCTCCATATAAAACACCATTATAAACACATTTATAATCTATTATTGCGTGTGGTTGTGCAAAGAACAAAACCTTGTCGCCATCTATTTTAAAAGTTACTTCCAAGAAGCCTTGACACCAATCTGCTATTTTACCTGTTGGAAGATATTCTACTGCTTCCATTAACCTGGTGCATCCCACTTCGAACCAAGCATTAATATTATGCCTATTACGAATGTATCGCATTCCTAACCTGTGTGAGTGTCCTGTACAACCCGAACCCCAATACTCAATAATGTTTTTTTCGCTAGCGTTCTTTGTCAAAGATAAACCGTGTGTAATGTCAAAAATATCAAAATAATTAAAGACATCAGTAGGGTCATAAATCATATCATTCTCCGCCAGGTGTAGCATCTCTTCAAACTTCGTAGTTTCAAAATGTTTATAAAGAATAGCTAACCTTGCAAGTTGACCTTTAGATAATAAAAAAGGCTTTGTAACTCGCTCATCGTGATTGCCAGTACGAATAGTAATCTTTGCATCTGTTGAAAGTCTTAAAGGCTTTAGGATTTGTTCTTCGGTGTATTTAAACTCTTCTATTTCGTTATATCCATTAAGAATACCTTCCATAAAAAGTTTATTAGTATGCTTGGAAACAAAGGGTAAGTCTACTATATCTCCGTTAATACAAACTTCATCAAACTTATTGTGTTGTAGAATATTGTTGATTACTCGTAAACATTTGAGGTCTGCTAACCAACCGTGAGGGTCAGAGAATACAAATAGTTTATAAGTTCTTTTGTCGGTTAATTTCTTTAACTGATATTGGTTATATTCAGTTTCGGATAGTCTTGGTCTGTGCATATTAGTTTTTTTGTCGAAATTACTAATTATTTTAGCATTATTTATCTTTTATTCAAAGGTTTACGATTAATGGTTGTCATATAACCACCCAAAGCAATTAAAGCCGATAAGAATAGCTTAAAACAAGTATTTATAGACCAAATAAAATTATCCCAGTCAATAGTAACCCAAGCATTTGCAATAGCCACAATTGCTCCAAATACAGTTGAAAGTGTGTTATTTAATTTTCGCATATAAATTGAACTCCTTTAATCTCCTTCGCATTAATCCTTTACTCACTACACCACCTGCTTTAATCCACATCATAAAACCTATTTTAATCTTCTCGATTGTTTGACCGCCGTTAATAAATTTAACTAAAGAAGACTTTGCAAACGCTCCACATCCAATATTATAACAAAGACAAAATAAAGCATCAAATTCGTTCTGTTTAAGCGGTCTAATAACATATCTCTTGATACAAGCAGCGTAAGTGTCGGAAGTGTCTAAGAATAGCTTATAAGCCTCCTCTTGCGTTATTTTGTCGCCTTTCTTTACAGGTTGTCCGTTAGCATACTTTGTGCTTCCGATTCCAATAGTCCAAACTCCTGCACTACACTGGTAAGCATCTAACTTTAAGCCTTCAAACTCAACTAATAGCTTTAAACCATCTTCGCTTATTTGTGCCATAAGTAATCCTTTATAAAAGTTATACCTGTTATCGTTAATATAAAAGCACCAATTCTTACTGCCCAATTAATACCGGTGTTATAATCTCGGACCTCTTGAACACTTTTTTCGGTATCTTCTAAAGTCTCTTCAATTAATTCTAATCTTTGTAAGATACCATTCCTATTTAGCTTTGAGCCTGTAATGGCTTGGCTAATCATTTCCACATTTATAGACAAAGCCTTAAGCTGGTCATTTATTTCTTTTAACTCATTCATTATGCAGGTTCTTCTACTGTTGTTGTTGTATTACTTTCACTACTTCCTGGTGCGCCTAAAATAGGACTATTGCTAAACTTAAATGGTGCTAACCCAATTGTGAAATCTTCATTTTTACTTGTTAAATCTTCTTCAAGTTTGCCGTTGGTTTTGTTGTTAAAGTAATCGAAAGAGGCTTCAGTCATAAAGAAATAAGCACTCTTTTGTATAATGTTTTCTAATCTTGCAGTTAAACAATCAACTGATTCATAAACACCACCATCGGCAGTTACTTCAGTTAAAAATATACCTATTCTATTTTGAATATAACTCTTATCTAAAATACCTTCTATGCCTGTATAAACAGGAAACGCATAAGGATTAACTCCCATTGCTGGTGCTTGTTCAGCATAAACATTACCTGTGAAAGTTCTTGCAGGTGCTCTATAAAAAGAAAGAATAGAAGCAGAAACTAAAGATTGTAAATAGTTAAGGTTTGCTCCTTCTCCTATTACATATTGCCAGGGTCTTAACCAAGAGTTTGAACTACAAATAGAGTTTTCTCCTAAATATGGTGTTTTATCTCTAATTACTTTAGTAAATATTACATCTTCATAATAGATAGCCGAGTTTAAATCCGAAAATCCACCATTAAACATACTTTCAATCTTCTTTGTTTTTCTTTGGTAAGGTAATTGAGTTGAATTATTATCTATATTTTGTAAAGCAGCGTAACCATATTTTTCAAGGTTAGCATTTTGCACAGGTACAACTTGCACTTGCATATTATCTACTTTCCAATCAATATCAGTTTTATCTGTGCCTATTGGTAAGTGTAAAGTTCTTAACCAAAATTCTAATTTAGTAAAACGATAAAACCAGTTATCAGGTTGCCCAGTAGAAATTACACCTGTATTAAATGTACTTTGTGTTACTAATTGAAACGATTTCCATTCATTATTTAAACCACTCCAAGCAGCAAACCTTGCTGGTCCACTTCCTATTGTAGCATAAGACCTCGTTCTATCGTTATCAGTTTGAGCAACCCATTGACCATCAAAAAAAGGACTTACATAATCTCCAGCAAAATCAGGTCTATAAACATAAAGAGAACTATTAAAACCATATTCAGGAATATTGCTTGGCTTATTAATTTGATAGTCAAACTTTACATTAAAAGTTAATTTATCTTTAAAATATCTTGGTGGTGTAGGGTCAAAAGTAGCATCAGTAAAAGGCATACAAGCATCAAACCTATCCATTTCAACGGTTATTCCTATGTATTTATCCCATACTAATCCAGCTTGTATTTCATCCGTAGAGATAGAACCTAAATTCTTTTTATCGTAAGGGTTAGGCTTATTTTCTTCTACATAATAATCTGTGCTTGTAACTGTTGGTGCTAATTCCCAATCTAAAGGTACAGTACCTGGATTACCTTGAAAGAATCCATAATTAGGTAATAAGTTTTTAGGCTTATAATCGTACATCATATGTACTTCATCTAATCTTGGTCTTAAATTAACTACTTGGTTTTTATCACTAAATATTACATCCGTACCTCTTGCAATTTGATTTCTAATATCGTAAAAACCATCATCTATAAAAGTACCTACTGAATTGTATTTTCTATAAGGAACTGTATTATCTGTGTTTGTACCTACTTCATTAATTGAAAGTATAGTCCAAGCGTTATCTCTATTATCTAAATAAAGAATACAACCTAATGAAGTCATTAAATTGCCTAATAATTTTTCAATATCGTAAGGGTATTTATTTGCCCAATCAATAGCAGCATATTCATTTAGAAACATTGAAGTTTCATTTTTTTCCCTAAAATCATTAGAAGGGTCTGTAAATTCAAAGAATTGAAATGCAAACTTTACATCATTGTCTAATTTAATAAGACTTAAACACTTTACAACAAAATCTTTAATAGAAATACCATCGTAAAAGTTATAAGTTTGAGGCAAAGAAAATACTTCAATATCCGAATATTTATACTCTTTTAAAACACCTAAAAAATCGGAAGCAGTTAAGCGAAGATAATATTGGTCTTGCCAATCATATTGAATATCGGAGTTTAAAACATAGCCACTCCATAAATCAGTTTCGGTAGCACCCTCAATTAATTTTAAAATTACTTTCCAAGAAGTATTATCGGTATCGGAATAAAAGTCTTCAGGCTGAACAACAGAATCCGTATTAAAGAATAAGTTTATTTCGGCAGAAGAAGCTCTAAAAGGCTCAAATACATAATCCGACTTACTCTTATAATTTAAAGTAAAAGGTTTATTAGAAGCAGTTAAAGGATAAGGCTCGTAAGTAAAAGGGTCAGCCTCTTTCTTGTAGAACTCTAAACGATAGTAATATTCACTTGAATTAGCGTTCTTTAATCCTACCCACTCTAATTTGTATTTATAATTATAAACCATTATACCAGTCTGTTTAGTCTTCCGTTGTAATTTTGTAACACTCCTACTAATTTATCGCCTTGAATCTCAAATGCTACTTGTCCTGAGTTAGAAACACTTCCCGAAGGCATAGCTACTTTACCACCCATATTAGAACCCAAGGTAGAACCTAATAAAGTACCAAAATTAGTAACACCAGTCATTCCTAAAATTTTTGCACCTGCACCGATAGAGCCTAACCCTAAGCCACCTAATACAACCGAAAGTAGTAAAGCCATAACAAGTGCAGCAGCTAATTTAGCTATCATTGCCTTAATCATTTGTAAGAATGCTTCTTTAAAGTTTTGAGTAAAGTTTTTACCGGACCATAATGCTTGTTCAAAAGCACCTTGCGTTCCTTGTACAAAGCCTAAAAAAGCGTTTTGCCAAATAGACTTAAATGCTTCAGCGTTGGTAACAGTAGTTGTGGTAAGGTTTTGAATTTCTAATTCTACTGCTTTAATTTGTGTTTGTAATGCATCCCATCCAGCTTTATCAGTAGCTTTCTTTTGTGCTTCTTGTAAGTCAGAAAGTTTACCTTCTAATATATTAAATGCACCAACTAAAGGTATTTTAGTTAAATCTTTAAGTTCTTTATTAGTTGCATTAATAGCATCTTGTAAAGCATTCCAATCTTTTTTATTAGTTGCCCTTTTTTGCCAATCTTCTAATTTAGCAAGTTCTAATTGTAATTGATTATATATACCTACTGGAGGCGGTGTTAAGGCTTGATTTAAAGCATCTTTTTTACCTGCTAATTTAGCTAATTCTACACCTATACTTGCTAATCTTGAACTTGTAATAGGTAATTCAGCAGCCTCTGCATTTAATTCTGCAATACGATAATCTAATCCTGCTAATGAATCTCCACTTATATTTTTAGCATAAAACTCTAAATCTTTTAATTCTTTAGTGGTTTTTTCAATTTCAGTTTGCTTTGCAATTAATTGCTTGTCTTTTAATGATAGAGAATCTTCTTTTAATTGTTTGATTTTTTCAGTAAGACCACCAATAGTGTTTAAATCTAAAGGTACTGATTTTTTATTTTTATTAATAAGACCTAATTCGGTCATTAATTGTCTTTCTTTTTCTAATTGAAATACTTTTTTAGCTTGTTCGTTAGTGCTTAGTTTACCAAATACCGCAGTATTTTGCATTTCTTTAGCTAACTTTTTAACCAAGTCAATTTGTTGGCTATAAGATTTATTTAATTCAGTAGCAGTAAAAGTAAATTTAAAAGTACCAGCAGCTAATTGTTTAGAATCTCCTAAAGTATTTAAAGCCTTTACTAAATCGTAAATATCGTTAGTAGATTGTAATAATAATGGATTTATTGTTTGTAAACCTGCTCCAAATTTAACTGCAAACTCTTGAAAGGATTTACTTTCAAGTACCTTAAGTGCTTGATTAGCACCATCCACAAACATTTTAAAGAATTTACCTACATTACCTTCCTTAACTGCAAGAGTAAAAGTATTATTTAACCTATTTAAAGAAGCCTGTAAATTGTCTGTTTTAGCATTAGGGTCACTTGCATACATTGTTTCTAATGCAGCAGCCATTTTAGGAACTAAATCAGTAGCCATTATCTTACCTTGAGCCATTAATTTGCCTAATTCTTGAGTATTATAACCCATAGATTTAGCAGCAATAGCAAAAGCACCTGGTAACCTTTCTCCTAATTGACCTCTTAATTCTTCAGCACTTACCGTACCTTTTGAGAACATTTGACCAACCGCTCTTAATGCACCATTAATGTCATCGGTACTTAATTTCATTGCTGCACCAGCAGTAGAAAAAGCATTAAAGATAGCGTTTGTTTGTGCTTGAGATAATCCAGCAGTAATGGTAGCACCTGCAAAAGATTTATAAGAATCGGTTAAACCTAATAAGTCTAATCCTAATTTATCAGCTAATACCGCAAGTTTTTTGAATTGGTCTTCTGCTGCTTCGGTAGTACCAAGTACATTGGTCATCGCAGCGTTAAAAGCATCTAATTTTAATGAAGCATCAAAAGATTTACCAACTAATCTAACTGCTGCTTGAAGTCCTAAATAACCACCAATAAGATTTTGAATCCCTCCCATCATTGCTGACATAGGGTTTATTGATTGCTTTAAATTATCGGAACTATCTTTAGTGAATTTAGCAATCGCATCAGTTGCCTGTTGTAATTGTGTTTTAAACCCTTGTATCTCTGCTCGTAGTTGGACTACTATTTCTTCATTAGTTGCCATTGTTTACCATTTTAAGTAATTCTTCCTTCTCTTCTTTAGTTGGTAGTTTCGCTGGTTTCTTTTGAAGAATCCTATATTTGTCAGTCCACAAAGGGATAATTTCTCTTGGTTTCTTTTGGTTTTTCTTCTCTACTTGTGTGTTTAGAATATAACTCATTAACACCCTTGTTCTATCCCACTCATTAGCTTCCTTTGTAGAAATATGGATAACATATCGCATATAATCCATAAAAGTCATATCCCAAAATTCACTCGGTTTTAAACCTAAATTAATAACTGCGTTATCTAATAGGTTCTCCCAAGTTATTTTTTTTTTTCGCCATTAGAATCTTCAGCACTCATTGCTTTCATAGCATCAACCATTTGCTCGGTCATTACTACTATACAAGCCATAAATTCTCTAATGACTTTTAATTGGTCTACATAGTTAATACTATCTACCCAAGATTGAACATCTTCAACGGTAAAATCTACTACCTTTTTATTTGCTCGGTATGAACCAAACAAACCACAGTAAACTATATCAGCTATCATATCAAGTTGAGTATAATCTTCTGTGATTTCTTTGACCGTACCTATATCAGCACCTGTAACCTTAGTATATTGCTCTAAAGAGTAATTACCAAACTTCAATTGCTTTACTTCTCCATTGAGAGTAACTTCTATTATTCCTGTCATAGTTGTGTTTGTTTGGTATTAGATAGATAGTTCGCCTGTACCTGTTAATTCTAAAGAATAAGTAGCTACATCTTCCATTGGTGCAGAAACTTCTAAAGAAGAAATATAAGCACTTTGAGTAAATGTAACACCACCACCAGTAAAGGTAACTGCTAACAAAGTTCTACCTGTGTAAGCGTTAAATAGTTGAGTTAAATCGTACTTACCTGCATCCGAAAAATCTGCAAGACCTTCTGCTGAATAAGTAACATCTTTTAATCCTGCTTGTACTTCTTTCCAACCATAACTAAATTTAGTAGTAGTTTCGAATAAGTCTGCATTCATTGACATTGTGCAGCTTGTTAATTGAGTTAATGCCTCGCCACCGATGTTAATCAATTGTAGAGTACCGTTGTAAATTGCCATATTATTGTTTTTTAAAAGTTAATTAATCTGTTATTGTATAAGTTCCTGTAAAGGTAGCAGTATAAGATACCACATCTTCCATTGGTGCATTTATTTCAACACTTTCTACATAAGCTAAACCTATATAATAAGCAGTAGAAGTTACCGAGTTTGCAATTGCAATATTAACAGGAGTTCTTGCTTCGTAAGCAGCAATTAAAGTGCTAATACCTAAATCAGTTGCACCCTCTGTCCAATCAACTAAAGCATCAGCAGTTATTGAGAAATCTCTTAAACCTGCTAAGTTAGCGATATAGCCACCTGATTGCTTACAAGTAGCATCTATCATTGCATCGCTCATCGTTACTGTAACACCTCTTTGACACATCAAAGGGAATGTAGTATCAGCATCGTAAATTAATATATCCGAACCGTTTAATACGCTCATTGTTGTTGAATTTTAAATGTAAACCTAATAAATCTTCTTGTTAAAACTCCCGTACTAATTGGTTGTTCTAAACTATTTGTGCTTTCTAATAATGTTCGTATAATGTACCAATTAGGACTTAAATCTAAGTAACCTGCTTGTCTTGTTCTTATTAGTTCGGTTATTTGATTTGAGATATTATCGCAAATTATTTTACCACCAAAACTATTATCAAACTTCATACAAACCTCTATTAAAAGGCTTATCTCTTGTCCGTAACTTTGTTTACTGCCTTCTAATAACTCCGTAGCGTTAAAAGTTGAAAGTAAAACATAAGGTTGTATTGCATTGGCAGGAACTCCTGCTGAATCATACACTGGTATCGTATCGCCATTATATTCTAAAACTCCGAATAACCTGTCATATACCTTTGTCCTTATTAGTTGCCCAACATCTTTCATTCCACAAATTTACGATTTATTTACTAATATTCTTAGCAATTTTTCTCATATCTCTTAAAAAGATTTTCTTATAAAGAATAAAAGCTGGTATTAAATATGGTTGTGCTTGTTGATTTCTTCCTGGTCCTTTTTGAAATTGAGAAGCAAAATTATAAAAACTTGGGTCGGTAGAAAATCCTTCTCCTGTACCAAACTCTACATATGGAGCGTAAGGTGCTTCTGGACCGCCAAAAAATACTTTACCTATGTAAGGGTTGCTTGTATCTTTATCCCCACTTCTTTGCAATGCTCCTGTATCAATAGGCACATTCTTTCTTGCTTCATCAAGCATCTGTTCGCTATTTCTTTGGATAGAAGATTTAACTTCCAAGTCTACTCTTTTTGAAATACTTTGAAATTTCTTTAAAACCCTTGAAGTTCCTTTAATTTCCATTATTCAGTTACCATATAAGTTAGACCGTTTTCAGCCATTATAAAGTCATTACCACTAACTTGTCTATCTAAAGTACAGTAAATAATAATAGTTTTTTTACGCTCTTCTATTGTTGAAAAACTTTGTACCACATAAAGACCATTGTTAAAAACAATCTTATCTAATTGGCTAAACTCAGGATAATCATCGTATCTAATAGTCATTTCATAGACCTGGTCCAAAGATATTCTTGAATCTTCAAAATCTCTACTACCATTTTTAGCAACTATCTTTGCCCATAAAGTTTGCGCTAAAGTGTAAGTAGGTGTAGTACCTCCTGCACCATCGGGACTTACCGTTAGGTTAAAGATTTGAATTTGATTTCTTAAGTCTCCTGCTCTCATTATATACCAAATATAGTATTCCTGCAATATGGTTGCGCTTGTCTTTTAGCATCCGAACTTAACTCATACGCCTGGTCATAAATAGAGTAATTTTCCCTATTCTCGTAGTCAGTAGACACTTGTTTTAAAATGGCTAATTTTAAGCCCTTAGGAGCGACTGCAAAGCCTGCTTCGTACTCTATTGTCAAACCAACGGTAGAATAAGCCTCAAGCATCTTATATTGCAATCCACGAGCCGTATACTCAAGTGCTACATCTTCATCATTTACAACCGAATCTATAAAGGTAACTGGACCATAAGGAATCTCCTGTGGAATGTGAAAGTAAAACCAATAAGCCCTTAAGGTTTTTTCTCCTAAAGATAGTCCTGTAAACTTCTCTATTCGCTCCCTTGCTGAAGTAATTAGTTCTTCTATTAAGCTATCCTCTGCATTAGAAGAAATACGCATATAATCTTTAGCCTCTTGTAAGGTAACAGGCTCTGTTGTTAAATCAGTAACGATTTCGCACTGAAACTCTGAATTTATCATTACGCTTTTGTTAAACCTAATTCGTTAATCACAATATCAGAAACATAACTATTGTCCGTTCCCCAATTTGCAAATTGTTCTTCTGTTAAACTTAAATTACCTTCAGCTAATTGTTTGCCATCCTCTGCACATAACTTATAATAAGTAGAGCAAGTAACCGCTTGTACATCAAAAGGTAAAATTAATACATCAATTTGAGTAATAGTGCCTAAAACACCAACCTTACTCGGCTTTAATTGAATCATCTTTTTGTTCTTTAATATTTAAAACTTCTTTTAATTGAATTAGAGCATCAGCGATAACTTTTGCATCACTTAAATTAAATACTCCTTTTTGTGTTGCGATATCAAGTCCTTGACCTACTATCGAATATATTTGTTCGTTGTTCATAATTCAAAGATAGTAATTACATATTTGAATGTGAAACTTTACGCCATCCACTTCCATCATAAAAACATAAAGTTGCTAAAGTTGTGTTAAATACAACCATACCCGCAACGGGAGTCAAAGCATTTATTTGTGTAGTTGTTTTATTTCCAATAGTTACACTTTCCGTAAATGTTGCTGCACCTGCATTATCAAATCCTAAAACATTAATCCAACTAATTGCCGACCCTGCCGCACCCGATACCGCTCTATTTAAACTAATTGTACCACCTAAAGCATCTAAAGATAATTGAGTTGCATATCCTGCTACACTTCTTGTCGCTGCATAAGGTGTTCCAACAACATTACTTCCAATATATAATTGTGCAAATCCATTTCTTGCTGCTATTTGTGCCCCATTAGTACCCTCAATTGTTGA